ATAAACATTTTTATTCCACGCATATTCAAAAAATTCTAAATCTCTTGCTTGAAACATACCAAAATTAGCATCTGTTAAATAAACATCTCTATGCCCTATTTTCTTAATTGCGTCGATATCTCGTTTTACAATGTCAAGTTCTTTCTTATAGACTTTACCACCTATGCCACCACCCCATTCACAAAAAACACACTGATAAGGACATCCTCGTGTAGTTTCAAAAGTCAAGAACGGCTCTAAGTTTTCTTTCATAGCATAATTGTGAGCCTTTGTCAATAGGTCAATGTGATCTTCATATATCGAATAATCTTGTTTTGCAATGTTAAAAACAGTTTGTTTATCTGATCTTAACTCCCAACTAATGTTTTCAGCTACAATACCTTCCTCAAACCACATATTAATCATATCTTCAATAAAGACTTCACCAGGCTTTGTGGGTTTACATATGTAGTCGTACATCGTTCTAGTTGCAAGAAACTCCGGTTCATTTGTACCTATATGTGGACCACCCAGAACATTTATTATATTAGAATTTTTTTCTTTAAACAGTTTTGCAACATCATCACAAATTGTATAGTTCCATGCATAGCAACTGTATAATATAATATCTGCATTGCTTATTTCATCATAGACTTGATCATAATCAGTATAAACATTCCACTCAATCGGTGGTTCTAACCATTCTACATTTTCTGAATATTTTCCAAATCTATTGTAGTGGCTTTGAAACTGAAAATATGCAATATTGTTAGCAAGTGACCAGTCAGCATGTGGTGGATTTATGAATGCAATTGTTAATTTACTCATAACATTTTTACTTTTTGTCTAAATCCATATGTAAGATCATCTTCACCAACTCTCAGAGGTTTAAATCCTTTTGTTTTCTTGACATAATTGAATGTCTCTTTGAACACACATTCTTCCATATCATTATGATCTCCAGGCATATCAGCTTTTACAAAGCATGTGAATGGACATTTTTCATAATATTCACATGCAAAGCAATTGTACTTTTTTAAAAAGCTTTCTACTATTTCTCCTGTTTCAAATGGTTTATCATCTGTTTTTTTATCTCGTTGATACGCTACGCCACAACAACCACCAGGTGATGAACCATCTGGAACAATAGTTATTGAATTTCCTCTGGTGCACATCATTGCGCCAGTCTGATTGTATGGATCATGAAACGCATCCATGTTTTCACAATCAGGATAGTTATCTATCAAATATTTATTGAATGCTAATAACTCACTGTCTTTAGGAATTAATTTTGAGTCTGCTTTAATTAGTGGTGATGGCATATAAGCATCAAAATCAACAGGAAAGTTTTTATACAAATAGTCAAAGGTGCTTTTATCATTGCTAGTTATAATTGTTTGTACATTTTGACTAGTGGTAACAATTGAAACATTTCTAATATAATTTTTAAAAGTCTCAACATTTTCCAAGAATATGTCTAGTTGATTTGTGTTAAACCTACCTCTTGGATCATAAGATGTTGAAAGCTTTATATCATGTTTCTTACAAAAGTCCATAACCTTATCTGAATTCTTTTTGTCAAACATGAAATTTGTAAGATAATTAAAATAAATTCTTTTGTCACCAATGTTAATCTTGGATCTGACTGAATCCATAAATTCATCATATATGTCTAAAAAGCCTTTTTCAATCCAAACATCTTCAAATAATTCTCCACCTAATAAGTGTAGTTTATAATCTTTTGACCTTGGGGAATTATTAATAAACTTAGCTACAGTATCACTTTTAGCCAGAATTTCTTCCCTACTAGCACCTACCATTGAATCGTGATCTTGTGGGCAAAATACACATTTTAAATTGCAGTGTTCAAAAAATATCACAACAATTTCACTAGAGCGTGTTATTTTTTGTTCTATCAATTTATAGATGGAAAAATCTAATGGTCCTGGATTATCTGGTGCCAATGTCATATTAATGAAAACTCTCGTATTTTTTCAGGCTCGTCAACTCTATTCAGAATATGATTTATGAGATATTTATTTATAGTATCAGAAGTATTTGAAAATATGGCATTACTAAAAATACTATCACTTTCATTTTTTCCTACATAAGCTTCATTAGTTAAAAACTCATATAGTTCATCTTTTGTAAAACCACTTTGTATATTTTTTATATGTCTTTTTAACATATCAAAATATTCTCTTGGTTGTTTAATATTTTTTATATATTGTTCTAATATCTCTATATCTTTATTTGTTATATTTTCAAATATTAAATTATGTCCATAGGCAGAAGGTTTTAAAACATACTTAGATCCAAAAATTCTACTACTCATAAAGAAATTTCCAATAGGACTATCATCCTCATATATGTCTTCCAAATTATCTAGTGTATAGATTTTTTTTAGTTTAGCACACTGCGAAAATTTTATTTTATTAAATTCTGTCATAAATTCTATTTTTAATTCGACAAGATATTCTTCTGATACTTTTCTCATTATCATTTGAATCATATCAGACAATTGTTTATGCATTTTTCCCGTAGATATAAATGTCGCTAGAACATATTCAATACTAGGATGTATGTCGTGCTGTTGTTTTACGAAAGCATATTTACCTTCTTGCTCATTATTCGACATTTTAAATTTATTGTAATAATCTCTAAACTCATTTTCAAGAATTTCTAAACTAATTGCACCTGATCCTGTATACCAATCATTAGCTTGATTTGTAACATTTTTTTGAAATATAAGTGATTTGTATATTAGAAATGCAGTATCTTCATTACTGTTAGGAAGTATAAAATTAATCCATGTTGCAAACATTTTGGCAAGACTATCATCATCTCCATATATTACAAACTTCTTTTCATTTGTATAATTTTGTAAAGCATTTAAAAAAGATTCAGAATCTATTGATGTTCCACAGTCATGTAGTTTTCCACTAAAAGCTTTTTCGTGTGCCAGTTCACTCCACATGGGAAAACCAGCTATCTTAGAATATACGCATCTATCTTTATTAGGATCTAAATTTTCATCAGTCTCTAAATATACATTCCTATACAGATGAAACATTTTCCAACAAACCTTCTCCGACCGCCCAAGTTAATACAAACATTGGATTTTTTTCATAGGACCAGTAGTAGAATAGATTTTTACCTGAAAACATATATTCATTAAAATACTTTGAATAGTATTTCAGTGTTGTTTTATCGATTTTATTGTAGAAGTAATAAAAATCTTCATGCTTTAAAACGCTAACAAAGTTTATTCCTTTGATATCGTCGGTCTTATCTTCGGTATGAGATTTTACAAAATCTTGTATAGTTTCATCTTGAATAATGTACATATTATATAATGTTAATGAATCTAATCTATTAGACCACTTTTCAATTATTTCTCGATTTTCTGTAATAAACGATTGTAGTTCGTCATCAATTGAGGTTAAATTTTTATAGCCATTAAGTACATTAATTGCAAATTTTTCTAAAATATCCACAGACAGTATTTGTGTAAAATTAAGATAAGCTTTACCAAGTTCAAACATTTCAGAGTAGTTATCTATTTGTATATCACACGGCAATTCTAGGTTGCTGAGATATACCAGCAACTTTTCACCTTTTAATTCAGACTCACAATAATCAATTAAATATCGGGTATCTTTATCTTCAAAGTATAATTTTAAATCTTCAATATCTAATGGAGCTTTCACTTTTTTCAGATTCATAATAAGTTATCTCCTTCCGCGAGATCCATGGCAAGAACTATGACAAGAGTTGTGACATATAGATACACCAGTTAATCCAAGTTGAGAATTTGCCGAACTAGCATCTGATGCAGTTGATAACCAAGCTTGATATAAACTATTCATAAGAGTTTCTAAATGAGTATCATCTATAAGTTCATCTGTTGTGAGTAGTGCAGGATTTGCAACCTCAGAACTTGAAATATTAAATCCATATTTGTGGTGTAAAATTCCATAACCTGACGCAGAAAATGATGATTGTACTCTTGCGGCTCTGCCTAACAATTGATTTAATTCTGTAGCAGCCTTTGTCTGTGCTGCTTGTGGAACACTAGAATTAAAAAGAGTAAGTACATTTGCTTTATCTGATAGTAGATCGGGAAAAGAAAATGGTTCTGTTGGTCCACTGGTGGTATTAGCTGCAACAAAAGCATTTAATATTGCAGCACTTGCCGCAGTGTCTGCAGCATTTTTTGCATTTGTAACTGCAGTGACCCAATTGACATTATATCGTAATACTTCTCTAGCCTTCGCAATTGCTTGTGTGTTTTTTGAAAGAATAGGCGTATTACCTCCTCCACCAGTTGACGAAATTGATATACTAATATTAATGTTTCTCACTCTAGTATACCTATTTAAATCTGCTAGTAAAGTATCATATATGTCAGACGCATCAATTATCGCATTTGTACCAGGCAAATCTGCATTATCAGTAATGCCGGTAGAAGGTCCATCAATTAAATATGAAAAATCTGCAGACGGTAAATTTCCATCATGAAATTTTATCGCATTATTAATTTTATCAGTAACAAGTACATGATACCTGCCTAATAAATTACTTTCTTTCACTGATCCAGTTATTGGCATTTTTTTCTCCTAGACATAATGGGCTAATTCCATCATCAGACTTTTTGGTGCTCCGCATATATCTCCTTCCCATCCTAACTGATGGCAATCACCACCACAATACTTAGCAACAGGACAAGAAAGACAATTTGGATTTCTCATTTTTTCTTCTAATATATTTCTTATTCTCTTAGGGCTATTTATAAGAGTTTTAATAGAATCATCTAAATGTCCGAATTGAAATTCTGGCGCAGAGTTGGGACATCCGCTAATTGTACCATCGCCGTTTATAGTAAATAGCTTTTCTTCACAATCTCTGCAGAATGTACCACACGTAGTAAGAGTTTTTTCAAACTTAGCATATACATTTTCAAGAAAATCATTTTCAAACCAGTCTCTCGCGCCATACTTTTCACTTTGTATGTGCATCTTTAAAAAGTAATCATCAAGTTCTTTATTAGATGGAAATATTTCTGATGCTTTTCTAGCACTTCCGTTATTTGTAAGACGTTCTAAAGATACCTCTTGTACACCCAATCTGCGGCACCACCTTAACAATGTGATGGGATCTTTTTCAAGAGTGTCTTTAGTCAAACTAATAAACAAACGTATAGTAACACCTTGACTTAATAAGGTCTTGACATTTTTATGCCACAAGCTATACTGTTTATTGTTGTCGAAACGAATTTTACGATCCCAAGAAGTGCCGAGTCTACTATTTAAAGGACCTTTGATGAAATCAATGTGCTGATCTTTTAATTTAAACACAAGATTAGTTGTTGCACCCCAACTCATATTATCCCAAAGACCATCACAAGCATCATATACTTTTCTCATTTGTCCTACAGGAACAAGAAATGGCTCACCGCCATGAAACTCCATGTGTATACTATCGTGTGTTGCATCTCTTGGACGTTTTGAAGCTAAGTGTGCCTCATTTCTAAATCTATGAATCCAATCAACTAACTTATCTGTATTCCAATAAATCTTTGCGCCATTACTGCCACTTGTGAAACAGTGAGCGCAATTTAGTTGGCAAGTCTCAGTTGTCTTTAGATAAAAGAGCCAATTCATCGTCAACTTTTTCCTCTATAAATTTCTCTAAACCAAAACTGAGAGTAAGTGCCTCATGTTCGTTAATAGCTTGATGTTTTGTTCCTGCAGGAATATGAAGAAACGTACCTTCTTTAATAGTAAGAACCGTATCATCAAGTGTTAGTGTTTTTGAGCCTTCGCAACAATGTATAATAACATCATCTGGATCAGTATGTTCTTTAAAAGAATACGCGCCCGGCTTTGCATAAAATAGATGACACGTTATTGGTCCTGCATGTTCATATTGATCTTCTAGTTCTAGACAATAAGAAAAAATATCTGAATTATAGTCTTCCATTCTTTCAATTTTAATTGAATGATCTGGATACTTCATCACTTCAGCAAAGTTTTTTACTTTCTTCTCACGACCTTTTTTGTCTATGAAATAAACCATATTTTGATCATATACAATTTTTGATTGGATAGCTTTTAGGAATTGATCTTTAGTAAACATAATTGTTCCTTTCATGATAAAGTATTATATCAGATAAAATAATATTTGTCAAGGGCATTTTAGGGGTTGACAAATTTTAAAAACCTGTTATAATAAGATTCTCCTTAGTGAGAGTCAGAGTCACAATTTAAGAATACATTCAATCATTTTCTCTCCTTCAAAATCATTTGATTCAAGAGCAATTCCTACAATATGTGCACCGTTAAATTCTACACTCGCACAACCATTATGATATGCATATACAGCTTCACCCTTACGAATAGGACCAGAAATTCTTACAGGTACACGACCTTTAAGAGCAAGTGCTTGTCCTTGTGCTTCAGAATTCATTAGAAAAGCTGGTTTTTCTGAGATAACGCCCACTGGAATACCAGAATTAGTACAGTTTGTAGTTTCCCCATTTGGACCATGATTTACCATCATGACTGTACCAATGGGATGTTCTTCATCAGTAGTATATTTTTCTGCAAGGTCAGCATAGTTTGCAGATGTTGCATTACCTTGAAAGGTAGTCGCATAAACATTAGCAAACTTATTGCTTGCAGTACCTATATCTAATGTGTTATTTGTTGTGGTAGTTACATGATCATTCACTTCAACAGTACTATTAAATATTGCTGCTTTATTAGCAGTAATTGTTCCGCCAGGAGAACCTGCACTATCACCAAATAAATTGACTCCTTCAAACGTCATAGCAGATGTAATAGTTTGTGGAGTTGTTCCATTATAACTACCACCAGTGTATACTAGATCCATAGGCAATGCGCTTTTTGCAACTGCACCATAATCACCCGAATCTGGTCCATGAACAATTTTTTCTGCAGTAATATTAGGTATGTGTGAAGCATTTATTGTGCCGCCAATAAGTTTGCTTACACTAAGACTAGATAATTGAGCATCAGGAAAAGTGCCTGTAGTAATTTTAGAAGCATCTAAGTTGGGAAGTCTAGCAACAGCAACAGTTCCTAAAGTTATTGTTGTAGCGTCAACACTTGATATTCTTGATGCGCCGAAAGCACCTGTAGTAATTTTAGAGGCATCTAAGTTCGGTATGTCTGTAGGTAAAAGTGCCGCGCGTGTTAGTGTTATAACACCAGTTATATTATTATATCCTAATGATACATAACTTCCTGCTCCAGCATTTGCACCTGAAATCAATGTTCTAGCAGTTGCTGCCGTAACAACTTTGGCTTCTATTGAATTTAAAGAGCCTACGATAGTACCGCTATCATCAGTATTCAAATCATCTAAGTCACCTAAATAACTAGAAATGAGATTTGTTTTCTGCCTCCAAGCTTCTATAGAATTTCCGAGGTCAACTTTCTGTATTCTTGCCATTTCTAGTCACCCATCTTTCTATTTAATTCTAACAGTAATTTTTTTATATCCGACACTTCAGATTTTAATGTTTCAAATTCTTCTTCTTTTTCCATTCTTCTTTTTTTAGCTTCTTTAGCAGCACGAATGGATTCAACATCAATATTTATTAGTGCAGTAGAATTTGGATCTTTCATAAAAGTTCTATCATCATATACTTGTTTTAAATTTGTCATGTTGCTAACGCTATTGCCCTCAAATCTCTAATTACTGGAACTTGACTACTATTTGTAGATTTCAGTACTGCTTTAAATTTAAATTTAGTAAACGACTTATCAGTAAATCCAGTAACACCTCCAATAGTATATGTGTAATCTCTGAAAACTCCAGGATCATTATCTGCAGGCATAAGAGTATCTGGTTCTTGTAAGATCCAAGGTTCTGTAGAATAGTCAACATCACTTAAACATGCTTTATAATAAAAATCTATATTTGCAGTAACTGGTCTATTAGCACCTACTATAACTCTTATACCTATTGCGGGTTCAAATAACTCAACAGATTTCGTAATGTGTTTTGCTGCGGCTGATCCACCAAATGCACTAGTTTCTCTTTCAAACGTAGGTACAGTAACATTCTGATTTAGTGAAGTGTTAATTATGCTTGTAGAAATTGAATCACTATTGTCAATAATGTTTTCAATCAAATGCATAGAACATCTTTCCAAATCTATTACAGGCGAAACAAAACCATTTGTATTAGTTTCTGAGTTTAAAGATGCAGTAATAATTGCAGATTTTTTAGATAGTGCAGCCTCTTTTGCAGGACTTGCTATGAGTTGAGGTGCTGGAAAATAATTATTTTTTCCTATACTAATATTATACCCTGCCGCAGCGGAATTTTGTGTGTATGGAGTTTCTAAACCAGCATAAGATTTGCCAGTCATAGACTGCATTTTATATGAGAGAGATGTGGAACCTGGTGTCATTGATTGTATTGTAGGCCACATAACATTAAAAGGCGTTTGCTCGGTTGCAACAACTACAGCACCACCAGTATTTAAAATTTGAAACACTTGAGGTGTGACTGGAAAAGACGCAAAGCCAGGATTGCTAATACTAGAATTTAAAAAAGTATAACCAGTATAATCAACCGCCGCAATTGTTTGTGTTCCATTTATCAAACTTGCGTATGTAGCATCTACAACTCCAGATATTGTCACACTATCGCCAACAACAAATCCATGATTAGAATGTTTTACTCTGACACTTGTATGATCTTCTGGATTTTCAAATAAAACAATAGGATCAAATTCTAATATTTTGTTAGGCACGTTTGCATTCTTTAAAACCGCAGTGGATGCTGCAGTAGAAAAATCTGCACGATACAAAGTAAACTTCATATCTTCCCACTGAGATGGTTCCCAAGTTTGACTATTTTGAGATTTAAACAAAGAGCCTAAAAATGGTTGTGTATTGATTTTTTTATCTGTTGAACCTAATACATATTCTCCAACTTTTGAGCAGAAAAGTGTGTAATCTGTATTATCTGTGTAACACACGATAGCGTAAGATGTATTAGGTTTCAAATAAACTGGATATGCAAATTCAAACGTTGTTGGACTAAGTGCGTCATTACTTGTAGCAACTTGAGATGAGGCAAGCGTTACTTGCGAACCAGGAATAACTTTATTAGAATGGGGATATCCGTTTACCATAGGTCTTAGTTCAACAGAAACAGATTTTGTTGGTGATTTAGTATTAAAGAATAAATCTACTTTAGTTACGAATGTACCTTGACCTGATGTATTAGAAACTAGAAATGATTGTGCAAGAGGATCAAAGAAACTGCATCCACCTGACCGAACAGCTTGTCCTTCATCAGTAACAACGTGGTATCTATTTACGTTTGTTATATCACCTTCAACGTTTAATACGCGAGTTGATTCAATATCTTCTTGCCTAATAAACAAGGTCCCAGTTGTTGCATATATTGCAGACGCAACACTTACAGCATCCCTTACATTATCAACGGTAATATCTAACAATCTAAATTCTGTTGCGCCAGTGGGAAATTTAAGTGTATCTGTTGACGGAATAAAAAATGAACCTTGTAATGTTCCGTGTGCATCAGTTACAAGAGTTGAAGATCCAAATGGGTGCGATAATGCATCTTTATGCAAATTTCCATATTCAGTTTGTTTGGTTAAATTATGCTCCACCACAGCCTCTTGTTTTACCCAATCTTTTACATCAACGCCATCATAGAAAGCAAACATTTGTGTATTTGGTTGTAAGCCTCTTGCTTCAAAATACACTAACTTCGATCTTTGAAAAGGTATGTGGTGAAATGATATTTGTCTATCACCTATAATTTCTGTTATAGTTTCGCTGGATACAACTTTATTTACTACTGTACCTGTAGTAATGTAATCTCCAGTTTCTGTTCTTTTGTAATGTCTTTTAGAAGTTTTTAGCCAACCAGATCGTACCGTCCAGTGGTGCGTATAACTATATGCGCCAACTTCCCGTTTTGTTTCGCCGGTATTTGAATTTGTAGCATCTCCTATTTGAAGATCATTAATATCTGTTCCGCCCCAATTCCATTCCCATTCATCCCATAATTGCGCGTTATCTGTATTCAATACACTGCCAAGATGAATGACATGTGGGGCTATATAATCTGTATTTCGCCAATCATCAGATGATGGAGTAAGTGTTATTTTACCACTGTAAAGTGCTAAGATATATGGATTTACGTTATTTGTACTTGAACATAGTGCCTGCTTTATCATTTCTACACTGGTATACGATTTAAAAATCATATCACCTTTAACTGTAATATTGCTATTACCAGCGTCTGATGCATCATAATAAAGACCAGAATTTTTAACATTAACACTAGGTCTAGCAAATCCACCTGCAGGATCTACCGATGCTCTGTGATCAGGAGAAAGTGTATCGGTAAAAGTTTGATCAGAAAAATCATCTGCAACAAAGCCACTTCGGGTTCTTGGATTACCATTAGCATCTAAAACATCAATACTTTTTGTATCAAGTTCTAATAAAGAAAGTGAAACAGCATCTTCAACTCTGTTTATTCTATTTTCTATTTTTCCAATATCGCGCATTGTATAACGTTTATTATCAACTATATTATAAGAAACATCTTGTTCATCAAGCGTAAATGGATTAACTCTTAAACGATATAGTTCCATAGACCTGGCAGGAACAGAAGGATATATAGGTTCAAAAGAAGGTGTTCCTTCAATATATTTTAATTCGCCGTTTTCTTGAATAACAAGTCTATCGTATCTAGGTAAATAATATTCACTATCACTTTCAACTGTTACGGCGTTTTTAGGAATAGGTATATAATTAGCTGATGCATGTGAAAATGTACCATCCGTTCCTTTTTTAGGTCTAAAATCTAAATAGCTTTGCAAAGATACTGTCTGACCATTTTCTTTTGTGTAACTTGGAATATCTTTATATGTAAATCCTGTTCCTCCATATGAATTGGGAACAATAATATCACCGCCACTAATATCAAAGTAATCAAAGTCCACATATATTACAGAAGCAGCAACTTTTTTACCTGATTTTAATCTTAATCGACTCATATCATAGAATGCATCTTTACAGCCATCATCAAGTTCAAATGACTGGCTACAATCTGATCCAGATGCACTTGTTAATCTTATCGAATTTATTTTATTAACGTGAAATTCATTTAGATCAATACCCGCACCACCATAAGAAAATGTGGCTTTAGTATTTCTAAGAGTTTTAGTTGCAATCGTTGGCGCAGAATTTACAACATATGCAATAATCGTTAATGTATCCGCTGCCGTAATAACAGTACTTGCAGTAATATTTACTGATGCGCCAGATGATACTAATGCAGTTGTAGCACCCGTGTCCAAAACTCCATTTTTATAAATTAACCAATTATCTTTATCTGTGAAAGTAAAATCTGATCCACCGGAAGATATAGATACCGAAGTACTGCCACTACCTACCACGCTTTTCGTTAGTTGTTGAGTAATTGAAATATTATTAGCAGCCTTCATTCTATAATATGTCGTAGGAACTAATAAACATTTTTCTTGGGTTCTGTGTATAATACTTGCGGATCTTTGTCGTAAAATATTACCAAATTTATCAACATCACTACCTATGCTTAAACAATGTTCTCCAAAAGTTTTTGTATTGTCTGTAATTATAATATCAAAGATATAGAGTTTATACTCTGCACCGAAATCTGCATGATTAGTATAACTAGAGCCTGATCTACTATAATTTTCTATAGCCCTGACCCTACATGTGCCTATTGTTGAACCAGTATGACCTTCACCAGTTCTTAAATTTAAAGTTCCTAATGTTTGAATATCAGGCATAAGTCTAAGAGTCTCTCCTGCAGGAACAGTCAATAGAACATAGTGACCATAACCTACACCAGTATTATCATTTGGTACAATCTCAGATGTTTGGGATTTATTTATATCTAAGAAGGTAGGAACTGTCTTTTCAATTCTATATCCATTAACATAAGCTGTTGCTGGCGAAACTCTTATTTTTAATTTCGTATCTGTTGTATGTGATGTAAATTGAACATGAAAAGGATTTACTGTATAATCTCCAGATTCTTCATCCGTTCGTTTTGCAATCAAATCGTTTATTCTATTATATCCATCTTCACCTGTTACTCTATGAACGATATTGGAATTTTCTACCTTTGCAGCATAAACAAATGTTTGATTTGCTGTAATTGCGTCCTCTGTAGTGAGAGTGAGTTGTATTCTAAATCTATCTGCACCGGGAGCAGTAAAATTTGGATTCACACCTTGATTATCATAAATGCTATTATCGTCTGCAGGTGTAACAATATCTTGGGTTACTAAAAATCCTACAGTTTTTGTAATTGATGATGTATACTTAGATATGATCAAATGTTGTAAAGGCGCATGGACAAAAAATCCATTAGTGAAAAAATCAGCTTCGCCAAAAGAAATTCTAGTTCCCATTCCAACTGCTGGATTTAATGTTGTGTTTGTTGTCTGTACTGTCAATTTTGTAACACCTTGAACTTCACTCAATTCTTCACCAGGAGTTAAAGCAATTGAAGTTGTTCCTGCTGTTGCTGTTGATGTATCAAGGTATTGGATATAAATTGTTGCAGGATCGCCGTCAACTGCAGGTAAAACTTCTAAGATTTGTACGGTAATGCCAGAGGTTTGACCAGTAAAAGATTTTCCCACTAAATCATTAAATCCTGTTGGCAAAGCATTAATCGAAGTATCTAACTTAGCGAAACGATACTTAGCATTAATGAAAATACCACCAGGAGAAATTGCAGCACCTTCTTTAAAGATGTTTTTACCAAATCTGGTTATACCTTCTTGAATAATTGTTTGAAGCTGTGTTAATTCCCTAGCTTGCAAAGCCTTTTTATTATTAAAAAGGATTCTATGAAAGCTTTTAGTTTCATCATAATCATCTTTGTAATCACTTGCAAATGTATTTGTCGTGTAGGTCTTTACCATCTAATTATTTCCTTATGTACATCTATCAAGTCTAATGACAACTTTTATATCTTCTGTTTGATTAGGAACTCTTATAATAGGTGCCCTATTATCAATATATAATACGTCACCACTATAAGGATTGACTTCAGGTTTCATTCTTTCACTATTACTATCTGTATGTATAGTGCCTGATCCAGTACCACCTTCTTCAGATATTGGTTCGCCAACTCTGAAATCTAAATATCCTGTGGAATCGTTTTGGTGATAGAATATCTTGGTGTTATCACTTGATAAATTATCAATGAACGCTTTTGCTCCGCTTGAATCTCCTGTCACAAGTCTATCTTTTGTAAAGTTTGGACTTTGTGCGGATAATTTCATATGAAATAGTGCTTGTCCAGTATTATCTGTAAAGTCCACTCCTGAAGTTCCTAAAGAATCTTTCATATTTGCAAGTAATCCTACCTGCCTAAAATCTTGAGTCGTAATAAAATCAGTATTGCTTCCAGGAACTTTCACGTTTAACATCATATGTTGAGATTTTAAATCTTGTACTGCGTTTGCTCCAATACCTTTTGCTGATGAAAATACCGGTCGTATGGTTGCTCCAGTACCTGTGCCATGTACCGTAGTGAGTACTGCTCCTCTCAAACCTTGTCTTGAATGAATAGTACTTGAGTCGTTGTTGTATTCAACTTTTTTGATTGCTCCGCCATCGGTCTTAACTGTTGCACTATGATACACGGTTCCATTAATTGCCACTTTACAACTGTCTGTGAAATTACTTCCACCATTACCACTATCGACAATAAATGAGACCAAATGTTGTCGTTTTGCAGTAGTTTGAATTTCAAATTGTTTTAATTCTATTCCTGTTGAATTTGAATCTGTAGACTCTTGAAATCTTACAGGCATAAAATTCTTTGTCAAATAATAGTTTGCATCAAGTGCCGACACAGTATAGAGAAATTTCCACACATAACCATCACTAGTTTCAAAAGGATGATTATTTGAACCCGTTGGTTCAACAGTAGATCCTTGTTTTCCATATGGCGCGGTATCTGATCTACCAGTTCTTAGACAAATATAAACTCCATGATTTAAAGTTAAAACGTAAAATGGAGTTGCGGCGGTATAATCTTCTAGTTTTTTCTTATCATCATATTGTTCATAAGTTGTACCTGAAGTCCAATTATGTCTAGGAACAACGTGAGATGCACTATTGACGCGGGCAATACCCTGTAAAGAATTTCTAAAATCGTTTTCTTCTTTAGTAGTTGGAACAGCATTAGGTGCTGAATCTAATGAATTGAACCAAGGCTCTGCTCTTGAAAGACCGACATAAAAAGCAGGACTCGCTCCCGAATTAATTTTAGTTAAGAGAGGATCAATTATCTCTTTTTTTAAATTTTCTGTTGCTATTGATGCCATGTCAATTTCCTGTTTATATTAATGTGTCTTTTAATTTGTTTATAGTTTTACGATCAATATCCGAGATAAGACTACTTTTTATATGATGTACTGGTTCATTACTATTTATACCACCACAAGCGACATATTCTAAAATACTTCTGAACCTAGGTGCACCCACATAGTTTCCTCCAATTAAAGTACTACTATCTTCCATAACCCAATCTTGAATAAGTACATTGCCTATAGAATCTGATGCTGTCCAAGTTCCATTATAACCCCAACTATCTTGTGATGAAAACATTTCAGTTAACGGAGTTGATGTATCTACGTTCTTGAGTGTGTGTTCTGATCCAAAATCTATTATACTTCCAATGCCAGAATCTAAAGTTAACCATTTACTACTATCATAATCCGAAAAACTCCAAGGTGAAGTGTATACGCTGTCTTCCATATAAATTGGTGTGATACCTCTATACTCTGCTACACTAATGCAGGGTATTATCTCACCGCCAATTCTTGCAATATCAAATCCGCTATCTATATTTAAGTCAGGATCTATATAGGGTTTTGGTTCAAATGCATTAACTTTTGTACTTCTATCTTCATTTTCAATTCGCATCTCTGCGGATAAAAAGAATCCTGCAGGATGAACAAATCTTTTATAAAAATCTTGATACGCACCTAAAGATATGTCAGATTTTATAAAAATCGACAATACTTGATATACTTCACCATCTTGTAAAATCTTTTGTGATTCATGTCCTATGAATGATGCAGAATCGCCAATCGTAAAAATATCATTTTTTGGATATAATATTTCAGCATCATTGTTATTATAGAACGCTCTGAAAAATCCTTCGGCAGAATACAGCGATCCTTTAACTCTAAAGAATTTAGCAAAGTTTCTTAAAACTTCTCTAGGTTCAGTAAAAAATTGTTGGCCAACACCAAGAGCCATTTCCCCAAACATATTATCTAAGTATTCTAGCTTTGTGGATTCTATATCTCTAATATCAATCAAATCTTTTATGAGAGAGCCAACCTGACCATCAGAATCCATATAAGAATAGTATTCATCTATGAAAGTAATCAACTTTGGATAGCTTGTAGCAAAATGCTCAGGTAAAACCTGTGTAACTAAATCCGGTCGTATGATTTGATTTATTCTATTTTCTCTCATTTTATCTTGTGCCTAGCGAAATCTTAGTTTCATCATTTTCTATATTACCAAACACTTTTAATTGACCAATATCTAATGTTATGACGTAATTTCTAAGAGGTGTAACTATACTCTGATCATTAGGTATTGCAGTGACTTTAATATAATTAACACCACCTTGAATTGCACCTGGATTAAAGCCTGTCAATTCTACAGTACCTAAAGATGGATTGTAAGAACCTATATTAGATGCTGTTATTGCAGACGTAGTTACATTAACGATTTCTATATTTGTACGGTTGAAAGAATTTCTAAAGAACGACATTTCATTATTAAAACTAAATTGACTTGATACTATCGAACTTTGATTTGTAGATGGAGAAGCTATAGTTACAGGAAAATTAATTGTATATGAATTTGTTGAGCCTAGGGCTGGTAGAAATCTTTGTTGCATCTTTACGTCCATCTTTGAACTTAAAATTGCTTGATCTAAATCATCTATTCCCGTAAGAATTGCTGATCTACGAAATACATTGTTAAATTTATTCAAATTAAGAGTAAAATAATTTGCAATGAATGCACTTACCATAGTTTTTAATTCAGACAGTGTTTTTGAAGTAAGACCTTGATTATAGTAAAATTCTGAACTTATCTCTAAATATGTTTCATATGGTTCAACAAATTCATTTCCTATGGACATAATAGATAAGTTTTTAGTGAAATTAGTTGTTATCTGATTCTTAATTGTAGTTTTTACACTATCTAAAGTACCATCTGGAAATTTAAGTGATATAAAAACTTTACCATAATCTACAGGAATATTATCTTGACCACCCCAAACGGCAACGTCGGTCACTAGAGGAAAGTTTGATTGGATCATTCCTTTATAATCAAGTGGCGTGACAAGTCTTTGTTGTGCAGAAAATTGTATAGGAGCCAGTTTGCGAATTGATTCCAGAGACTCTTTGTCGCTACCGCCAATGGATTCTGTTTCAGAAGTAACATTGATATCATATTCTTCACCATTTGCCAAAGTTAATTTACTTACAGGTGTGTAGAACGTGGATCCATTTGCATTTTCACCATCTACAGAATCATAAGTAACAACTACTTTACTACCAGCATTAGGCGTTTTACCGAATGATGTACCATCACCAAAATTAATTTCATAATATCCATTTGGAGATTCTTTTATGTCAAAATAAGTTGATGTTGCATCAACTGCAATTGCTTTCTGTAAAAATGTGTAAGTTTCAAATGTAGTACTACTTACTGAAGGAAAAACATTTACTACAACACTGCTAGTATCTAAATTTTCATCTGGTATAACATATATCTGATCTTCTTTTACGCTATCGATCAGAAAAGTTTTGGTCTTTTGCGTGCCCTGATAAACCAATACATCTTCTGAACCCGCTGCAGATTTAAATTTATAGATGTTTGCATCGTTTGTAGCAACATAAGTTTCTCTTGTTTTAAACGTATAAGAAGTAGTTTGATTAGATGCAGTAAATGTAGTTCCCAAAGGTAATGTAATTGTTGATGGAAAACTACTGGCACCAGATAAGTTCAAATTAAGTTTAATTGAAGCATTTGATGAAACTTTTGATCTAGGTCTATATCCTAAAGCTTCAGCATGTGATACTACAGATGATCTTAATTGTGCGGTATTTAAAAAAGATTCATTTGTAGCAAAATTTGCTATTAAAGCATTAAAGTGTGTATTATAAGCTAATACATCCAGAAGATTATTTAGTCCCGCACCTTCAAAATTGTAATCTTTAAATTCTGCTTTTGGACTATTAGTGGGTCCTTCAAAATAAACTTTAAGCGCAGATTTAATATTTTCAAAATCTAGTTGAGTCGATGTAATATTTGTTGCCATTATCTTAACCTTGATAGTGTTGTTTCTATTGTTTCTGTAGTATTAGTATTTAAGACTTTGAAAACTAGCCTTACAAAACATGAATTTTGATCAGGTTTCAAAGAAACTTGTAAATTTAAAATAGCAATTCTTGGCTCATATATTTCCAGAGCGTCTTGAATTTGCGATTCAATATCAGAAGATGTAGTACCATCTACAAGATCAAATAAAAGACCTGTTACATTTGCCCCAAAAAATGGTTCAAATGGCTTTTCAAAATTATTTGTTCTTAATATATTTCCTACAGACTGTTTTACCGAAGCTGCATCCGTCTTTTTAAAAATATCACGCCTTACTTCATTAGTATTTTTTGGATTAGTGGACTTAGGTGTAAACGATAAGTCTATATCCGAATAAGAATTTATGTTACGGGTTACCGTAACATTTGAGGATAAATCCCTATCTTCTAAAGCTAGATTTTTTACTACCATTTTTTTGTCTCTTTTTATTCTTAATTCTATTTATATGATTTTTAGCTAACTCTAATTATTTTCCAAAGATCGCCGTCAGGAATTACTTTATATACTCTATTTGGAAAGAATTTTCCATTTAAAGTTCTTTTTATTCCGTATTCAGCAATTTCTTTTGATCCATAAGGTCTTGCTAGATACTGATCTTCTTGTATTTGTTTGCTTTCTTCCGCAGAACTTGTCTCCGGTTGTTCCGTTTCTGTCGTAGCTGGCGTAACAGGTTCTGGCGTAACAGGTTCTGGCGTAACAGGTTCTGATTCTTCTTCAGGTTGAGGTACTTCTACTAAGTCTTTATTACTCAGAATTTCAAAATTATAGTATGTATCAACTTTCATATTAAAAAATGCGGTGTAGTCCTCTGGTATTGCTGGAGTATTTACAACAATTTGCGAGTGTACTTTGTCAGAATTTGGATCTACAGTATCATAGTATAATGATAATTTATCGTAATGTGCATTATCTTTTAGATACACAGCCAAATCGTATGTTTTTTCATTATCTATTTCTCCTTTAGTATTTCTCAATTCATACGTTATTGATCTTCCGACCCTAGCCAAATCTTTTGTTGTGTCAGTTGCAGGAACAGCTTCATTAGGACCTAAGACGTAAATACCTTCAGCAACGTTTAGATTATATCCATCAAATTCATCTAGAATATAAAATAAATCTATGATCATAGCATGAGGAAAAAGATTTCTGAATATAGGTTTTAATCCAGCTTGATCAGCAACATACTTTAGATTAGTACCATCAGCTGGTGCAGCAACAAATTTTGCCAAGCTTGATCGTTTTGTTAATTTCGTATTCATTTTAAATAAAGTTTGTGTAGCCGCATTAAATTGTCGTTCTGGTAATATAGTTGATGGTTTGGATTTAGTTGAAGATTCTGAAGCAACAAAAGATTTAGATTTGGATTCTGCTGGATTATCTCCTATAACTTTTGTACCAGTTATCTCAGTTCTTTTTTCGCTTCTAAGTCTACCTACCTTTTCTGGAGAAGTTTCTTTAAATTTAGAACTTAAAACACCTCTTGAAATAGCATCTGAAGTAAAAGTATTGTTACTTAAATTACTTAGATTTTTTAGTTTGGATCTCATTCCAGCTATGGACAATTCTGTTTTTGAAACACCTGAAGTATTCACAGATTGATTGATAGAATTTTTGATGCCCTCATCTTTGTCAATAACAACTTTTCTAATACCAAGATTTGATTTGTTTAATATTTCAGTAACTAGTGACGCATTAGGTCTTTGACCACCATCTGCAAATGGATTATTACCATCAGCGCCTATTGGTGAGATTGTTCCAGGATCTGATATAGGTACAGTTGGTGTGCCTGGGCCACCTTTTGCGAGGGCAAAATTTGCTTTGTCAGCTAAGTTTGCACCTGTAGCTTGCCCAAATAAGTTTCCTTTAAACACTGGTGCATGTATTCGTGTTTCAGCTTTAATATCGGCATTGCTATGAATTGTTGTGGTTGCAAATAATGATTTACAATGCATAAACATATCATCAGCACCAATAGTACCTTTACCACCTATAACAGATAAATCATCGGCAAAAATATTTGTGTTCTTTGATGAAAAATCACTGCCAGTTTCAGACGTAAATTTAGAAACGCCTTTATGAAAATAATTGCCAATGCCTTCTACACGATTCGTAAAAGAACCCTTGACATTAGATACAAAATCTGATAAGTATGTGTTATTGACTAACCCCAATACAGTAGTCGAAAAAGAACCCTGTACGATCTGCTCAAAAATACCAGCAATATAGTTTCTAGATGATCCTTCAATATTAACTTTTTGATCACCTGATACGTTTACATTATAATCGCCTTTTACATCTAAATTGTAATCTCCAGTAACAGTCATATTCATATTTCCAGTATAATGAACGGTACCATCACCTTCAACAGTCATTTGATAATTACCACCAACAACTTCAATTCTGTTTCCTATGCCTTTGCCGGTTGCAATAAGAATTGTGCCATCTGGCAACATGTCAATGCCGCCACCTTTATTGTGTTTTAACAAAACTCTTTCATTTCCTGGAGTATCATTTACTTCATGTATGTGCCCAGAAGAAGATTCATCTACCTGATTGAGTGGATAAAAAGAAGATGTTATAGGTGAATATTCTAAAGGAGTGCCAGCTATAGCATTGTGAACACTTAAATTATTAATAGCACTTCCTCTAGCAGATTTATTAATAGAAGATTCGCCAGAATAGTTCTTTTTTGGATACTCATTATTAGGATCAGAAAATCCTTTTGGTGGTGTGCCTTCTGATACCGTAGTAGCTTGACCGAATAGTCCCGCTCTTTGTGAAATATCGTCTAGATCATCTTCTGCCATATTTTATTTCCTTTATACTTATCAACTGAAGAAAGAATCTTCAACCCATCGATATGTGCTGTATATCTTTTTTGATCCTGATGGATGTGCGTATCCTGAAGAAAATTTATTTTCTTTTAAATTAAGATTGTGTACTCTTTTTGTATCTGGACCATGTCTACCAAATGCTGGATTATTTTTTGGATCGTCAATATAAGCTGGTGCATAATATGAACCGTCTTGCTTATTTGATAAACCTTGCCCACCCCACACTTGCATTCTGACTGGTTCATAATCTTTAGGATCTATTGTACTTCTTAAACCAGGAAACTTTTTATTATTAGCTATTGCAGTTTCGTGTTTATCTTTGTCATAGAATGTTATTATAGTTCCTACAGGATGATCTCCCGCACCTACATCATGATATAATGTTGGTAAATCAGTATAAACTTTACCTACTGTACTTGCTGCTGGAGTTGTGGGTTCTTCGCTTTTTATTGCTGTAAATTTACCATTCTTTTTACCAAACTTATTTAAAACATAACTCTCACAATCAAATCCTGGATCAGTTTTTTGTGGATCTATGTCAGTATGACCTCGAACTTCACCACCAGGATAAACTTGATAAAACGCTTCAATAAAAGTACCGAACGTTTTCCATTGAGCAGGCGTAAAAGACTCAGCACTCATAAAACGATCTGGATTCTTAGTGCCTGAAGTGCAGTTATAACCTCCTACAAAACTAATTCCTACAGTAGATTCATTACGATTTTTAGTATGTTTGCCAACTTTATTTATTGGTCTACCTCTTTGTAAATTTCCGTTTCTTTTAATTACATAATGATATCCAATTCCATTCCAACCTTTTTCTGTATGCCATCTATGAATATCTTCAGCACCAATATTACCTTGGTCTATATAGTTTCCAGTCCAATGAACAACAATTTCGTCTATTTTACGATCAGGTTCTCTAAAGTCTGATATTAGTTCTTCTTCACTCGACACATAAGTAAACTTATAATCATTGGCAGTTTTTTCATTTCTCCAATTATTTCCTATAGTAGAATTGTTTATCTTTTGCGTACTTCTAGCACCCATATTTGGAACATCATTTTGCTGACTATTAATTATATTAGAAAGTGAAGGATCAATTTTATATATTGCACTTTGCAGAGCACCGAGATTATCTAAAGGAAACGCTTCTACTACTTTATTTGTTATAAGATTTGTTATAATATCTCTAGGTTCATCATCTAGTATACTCTGAATTACAGTTGTTGTTTCCGCTCTTGAAAGTAAGCCTTTGGACAGTTGTGTTACTTCATTTTCAAAAACATTTGTTGTATTAGTTATTACTCTATTGAGAACACCACCCTTAAAACTACCTAAAGCAGCTTCAATATTTGTATCCAATGCACCTAAACTATTTTCAAAGTCTTTAGCGATGGATGTAAGTGGATTACTTGTGATGCTAGAAAACCCCGAACTAACTAAGTCTGAAATAATAGAAGTGTTTATTGTCGGAATTAAATTCTCTAGTGTTGCTGCAGATGCAGCTATACCTAAAACACCTTGTGCATTTGCTTGTATTGAGGCAATCGCAGGAGATGTTATTATCTCATTTAAATTTGATGCCGCAGCATCCGCTAGTCCGGTAAAAGTATTAAGTCTGCCTGTAAATGCTGGTGCAATTTCTGTTTTTAACTTTTCAAAGCCAGGCAGTTCTTCTGTAATTCTAGCAACACCCCTGTTTCTTATTAATTTGGTATCTACAAATCCATCAACTTCTTGGATTAAACATTCAACACCATTTACTTTATCAAGAGTGTTTCCTAAAATACTTGAACTTGCAATAGATATCTTTTCACATTGAGTTGAAAGTTGATCTGCATATTTTGATATGTTGGTCTTTGCCTTAACACTTCTAGTCATGTTTGCCAATTGACCTATACTAATTGTATTTTTCATGTAGTATACCTTTCAATTGCAGCTTGTGTTAAGTTTAATCTAGCTTCTTTATCTTCTGTCGTTTTTTTAAGATAATGTCTCTTTACAGCTTCACTAGCAGTACTCATAGTTTTTGCTTCTTTAATCTTGCCTATAGATGCGATATTAGTTTCAAATTCATACATTGAAAATCTTAGCTGACCAGCTAAACTTGAATACGATAGCCTTCTACTGTTAGAATATTCAACTAAATTTTGTTTTCTAGCACCTGTCCAACCAGCTAATCCGTATGGAACGTCTTGAGGTTCTTCTAGTTCTCTATTTTCAACTGGAGTTGGCTGTGTACCTCTACCAGATAAAAACATTTGAGATTCTTGTTGCCGTCTAGCTACAAGACCAGGAAGTGTTTTACCACCAGCTTTGTTGTATAATAACATTTTATTTGCTATAGTGTTATCATCTCTCCTGCTTCCATTGGCTGTCAAATTATCTAACTGACCCGGACCTAAATTATATGAAAATGATGCTAAAGCATCCACTTGTCTTGGTGACCAATTATATCTATATTTTTCTTTTCTAGCATTAACATATCCCAAATGTTTCGATAGTTCTCTTTGTAGCCGTCTTTCGGCTTCAGCCTCACTTATTACTTCAGTTGAACTTAATGCTTTGGTGCCATAACCATTAGAAAATTGTTTATAATCGTCAAATGCCTTAGCATGAAATCCTTCTTTACTTTTTATAAAATCTACCAAAGATGAACTTGTATTTGAAACTCCTTGATTGTATCCGTTTCTACCTGATGTTATATCAGGCTCTAATCCAGATTCAATAGCAAAATTACCTACGAATGCTGCAGCTTGTTGTGGAGAAAATCCTTGTTGTTGATAAAATTTGAATATCTTTTCACCATTACTATTTCCTAGTATATCATCATCTACTGTTATATTTGAAATATCTGCTCCAGGAAAATATTCATCTGTTCTATCTGATGAACCTGATCCTTGCTCAACTGTAGGAAGTGAACCTATGATGATAGGTATCTGTGATGCTTTACCATCTGCAAAAAATCCCACAACTTGAGATTTATTTTTTAGTTTAGGCATCTTACCTTCACCAGATATTCCAGGTTCTGTAGATGGCAACATGGGTTGTGCCCAGGGCAAATCTCTTAAAGGTATATCACCTGGATTTTCAGAGTGAACTCCACGAATTCTAACTTGAACTCTACCAAGTTTTAGTGGATCACTAGAATTATTTTCGACAATACCTACAAACCATCGAAAGGCATCACCATAATAATCAATACTCATCCTGCCTCTGGCTCCTCTTGATTAGTGAGTTTTGTACATGACACGGCTGCATGATAAGCTTTGCCTGAAAAATGGTGTCGTACAGCATATATCATATATTCACCACTTTTTCTATTATCTCTTGAAACTTTATTATTTTCGGGTAGATTGACTAAAAATTTTATGTTAATAAGATTTCCAATACTAACGTTTTTTGAATCACTTATGAAATTTCTGCCTGGTACTGTGATGTTCATTGAAGATTTATGTAAGAAATGCCTCAAAGCTAGAGATTTTACTTTATTCATATGAGATGATATATCAGGTGCTTCATAGTAGTTAGCAGAACCATCAGTATAAAGGTTAGTTGTAGATAACATACTTATTTCTTTTGTATCATAATTCATCATAGTTTTACCATCTATCAAAGTTGTATTATCTAAAATCTCTTGACTCTGATTAGTCTTAAAGGCATTTCTATTTTTTAAACCTTGAAAAACCTGATTTACATCAAACGTCTGTTTTTCAAAAGTTCCTTTAGTATGATCTAAAAAATTATAGGTTGCTGAAACAAGCCCCTGTGACGCTAATTCAATCTGATTTTCTTTACCTTTCATTTTATATGAAACGATATTATATGAATTTTTTATAATATCATGTGGTGTTGTATTCTTTGCAGCTACATCAGAATAAAGATAAGGATACACTGGATTCAAAGCTTTACCTGATATTATAGTTTCTAAATCAATAAATCTTAGTTTATCGTCTGCTACACAAGAGAAAAGAAAATACGGCATTCCTTCAATAGTTGTTGCTCTGGTTCTGATCCAAGTTGCAGCTTCAATAGGAGTTAAATTCGGAATAATAACTTTTATAGGAGTATTTGCTTCATTTGCTTTTCCTAAAGAAACTACTTCGGCATTTAAATAGTCTTTCATTATTCTTTCTATAATGATATTAGGAGTGTCCGTGTATGATTTAGATACTCTGGTAAGTCTTGATTTGTATCCTTTTTCTTCCATCAATTGAAGTAAAATGACCTCATGAT